AAAAATTTGCGGAAGTGATTGCCCAAATCCCAGGCAATAAAAAACCCCGTAGACGTTAATCTACGGGGTTTTCAAGGGTGGAGGCCGAGGTCGGAATCGAACCGGCGTAGGCGGATTTGCAATCCGATACGCAAAGCCTTGTTTTTCCTGGCCTTCAAGGTGTTTTGCGTTCCATTACTCAGCAGAGGACAAGCCTCTGCAGGCCGCATATTACGGCGCGCTACGACTTCAGTTCTGGAACTGTTTTCCCACTCCTCCGGCGTCCTGCCGACCGAACACCAATCCCTCTCCCCTTACATCTCGTCGACTCAAATCGCGGGCTTGCTACATATCAGATACTGTACATAAACACAGTATCAGTTACGTAGTCTGATCCGATGAAGAACCAACCCCCACCAGGCGCGAAAGCCGAGCGGATGGCGCAATGGCGTCGCCACCTTGACGACCATGACAGTCGCTTCAACAACCCTGAAGTGCATCGCTCAATGTGCCGCCTCATCTCGCAAGACATGCTCAGCGAACAGGTCATCAGCGCCGTAGAGAAGCTCGAACTCGACGAACTTGCGGATGCCGCGTACTGGCACGCAGTCGAAACGCTGATCGACTGCGAGCCCGGCTTCATGCCGTCAGCCTTCTATGACATCGTTGCGCGCGATGGAGAACCGAGCATCGGCCGGCTTTCGAGCGGCCTCTATTATCCTGCGGACAGAGAGGGCTATGCCGCGCAGGTATTGGGGGAGAAAGGAGATCGCCGTCTAGTTTTCCGTATGACCGGCGAGGCCTGGAAAATGGACGGAATGACGATCACGACCCCGGACGGCCGGACCCATGATCTTGTGATTACCGGCCAGCGGATAAACGGTATCGAGTACGCGAACATCGATGATCCGGACGCATACAGAGCACTTGCAGACTGCGCCAGCCTGGCGCTGGAGAATCACGACTTCGAAACGTACCGGCGCGCACGCCCGCTGCTTTTAACTGCAGCATTCAAGAAGTGCCCCGAATGCCTTGACCGGTTCGCCGCTCGCGAGGAATGCCTGGCTTGCGCTGGCTACGGGTTCGTTGCAAGAAGCTACCAGGATGGGCTGCCTCTTCACTTCGCTGTCAGCCCTCTCACATAGTCCTGGCACGCGGCCAAGGCGATCAGTCCTTGATCTCCGTCTCCGGTGATTCCGACAATTCGTTGAGCAGCCGCTGGGTCAAGTTCGGCTCTCGCCGCTCCATGATCCATGCCGCCGGCGCCGGCGGTGGCTGACACCCCACAGCTACCACCCGAGGCGGTAGCGTTGAGTAGGGCTGACAGCCGCAACTCAGTAGTAGCAAGCTTGTCACGCAGGCGAACCTGATTCGATTGAACATCGCGCAATTCCTTGTAGTGAGTTTCATCGCTTGCTTGCTGGCGATCCTCCAGAGCCCGGCGGGCGTCCTGCTGCTCGCCCTGCCAGTTGATCACCGCCGTAGCGGCCTGCTCTCGGTCCGTGCTGTACGCCTCGGCTTGCTCGGCCAGGACCTTGCTGTAGGCGTTCGCCTGCCAGGTCCATGCACTCCAGCCGCCCAGGGCGAGCCCCAGCACCAGGGCCAGGGCTGGCAACAACCAGCCCGGGGCCTTCACGCTGCCTCCAAGAACAACTCACGCTCAGCGGCTCGGCGGCGTGTAAGACCGGGAAGTACCTTGCCACCGGCCTTGTTCCAGCGTGGGAACTGCTCTGCGGCCCCGGCATAGTCGCCAGCGTTCAACAGCCGGCGCAGAGTTGACGACTCCAGGTTCCCAGTGCCCAGGTTGTAGGAGAAGCTCATGAGAGCGTCCCACTGGTTCTGGTTCAACGGTGCAGTGATCAGCCGTTGCACTTCAGGCTCGAAGCGCTGCACGTCATTGAGCAACATGCGCTCGGCCTGCTCCTTGCTGATCGACATACCGGACGTCACGCCACGGGTCGTGCCGTAGCCGATAGTCCAGACGCCAACGACGTCTTGATAGGCTTGCAGGCGCAGGCCTTCGAACGACTTGATCAGGCTCAAGCCGCGTTGCGATGTACGCATTGGGTTTTCTCCAGGCAAAAAAATACCCGCTAGATGGCGGGTGTGGTCGGGTGTTGCTGCGTTAAGTCAGACCGAGCTTACAGCTATTGCTTATCGGGGAGGATCAAATGGATATGGGTATTCAGAAACATCAATATATGAACATTGAGGCCTTGGCTCGACTTGAAGATTTGTGACTCCCTGTTGAACTCCTGGCCCTCCACGAATATTCCCGTAAGTAGTTTCAGGCGAAGTCCATAGATTATGGACTATGCCGCCAGCCATGCCATAACAGCCTTCATGCAAGCTGCCCCTGTAGATGTCGGTATCTGGTGCCGGCAATTGATCCTGAAAGACGCAGCCTCTACTCCAGGGAATGTGTGAGGCGTATGTTTTAGATCCATCTAAAAACACTTCAACGTAATACTCGTAATACCCACCAAGATAACCTCCGCCTAAATATTGAGGCACAATAAGACGACGATTACCGCCGGCAAATGGGTTGCCAAACTGTGACGGACCCATAGTCGGTGGCGGGGCAATTGATGTCCCAATGATATTCATTGGGTGCTGCAAGCTGTTGAACGTGAAAACTCCATCCTCAGCCCTCGTTTTCAATGCTGGACCAGTAAAAATCGGTGCCATCAAATCAAAACAATAAACCTTGATGTCAGCAACCTGGCCTGCAAAATAAAAGACCGTGTCACTACCTTCCTTTGACATCACCGGCTGGTTGCATGCACCAACCACAAACACGATGGGGCTCAGCGCATTCCTTACGACGAACTTATAAATGTTGTCATAGTAAATATGAGGGCCGCCACTCGGCTGCAGCCTTCGCCAGATTGTATCGAACTCAACGGGCCCGCTTTTTATCAGCCCGTAAATAGATTTTGACGTGTCATACAAAATCGTTCCGTCTGGCTTTCTGACAATAAGAGCCGCCTTTGTCATTTAATAGTACCCGTAGTAAATTCTGCAATTCAATGCAAAGCCACTCGGAAGGAGGTAGTTCCAAGAGATTGTATCTTTTGTCAATGTTACCCCTGGTCGCTTACCAGCTGTTCTCTGACTATCCTCAAGGGCGGAGATTATAAAAAAATAATTCTTTCCCGCCGGCATAGAAATAGATGCAGATCCATTTTCTCTGTTTGTAGTAACAAAGCCAGCAGACTGGCTAAGCGCTTTAGTCATGTCTGCCGTGATGCGATTAGACGAGTCCCTGGTAATCAATCCGGCAGTCATGTTGCGTCTACGCTCAAGTCGATGGCTTTTACACCGTTCGGATAGAAGATGTAGATCCCGCTGTTATTGATCATCAGCTTATTTCCTCCGGGGGCATTACCCATCATCTGAAAAGTCCCGTCTGGCAAAAATGCCCAACCCGAAACATCTTTCTCGTAGTTGTTTGAAGTCAGGTTACTGCCGATCTTTAGCATGTTGATCGACCCGTTCTCGATGAATGCTGACTTGATATAGGCAGTGTTGCCCTGAACAACAAAGGGATAGAACGTGTTCGCTGTGTTCGGATCGACAATCGCAAACCGACTGGCGGCTATCAGCACCTGGCTTGTAATGATCCCTTCGTTGTTTTCTACCCCAACGCCGATACCCGCCAGGTAGGGTTTGCCGTCCACAGTAAGCTGCGTCTTGATCGAATACATCGCGGCGAGCTCTGCCTTGATCTGCTCGACTTCAACCTGGGCGCCACCGCCGGAGTCGATCTTCTCCAGCAGGTGTTGGCTCAGTTGTGTCTCGGTGATCTGGTTGTTCAGGTACTCGAGGATCGGGCCGGCGTCGGAGGACGACTGCCCAGTGACCGGTCCGCGAAATGCCCCTACGTTGCCGATGCGATCCACCAGCCGAGCCCAGAAGTAGAACCTCACGCCAGCGGCCAGTCCCATGATCGTCAGGTCGGTCTGCGGATAGGCGTAGTCACCGAACTTGATGGCCGTCGCTACGTCGTTGGTCTGGCTGTACCAGATCTCGGTCCGTTGCACATCAGCGGTGCTGAGCCCTGCCGGAATGCCCCAGGCCAGCTTGATGCCGAACACGATCGAAGCCGCAGTGAGTGACGATGGCACCGGCGGCGGCGTGGTCTTGCCATTGAGTATGGTCTCGACCGAGGTGGCGAACACCGAACCGATATCCAGGGAGTTGATCGCTCGGACCTTGGCCACGTAACGCCCCGCATAGATTCCGCTCACATCGACAGATGTGCCGCCAGTGCGGCCGGCGAAGATCCAGTCGCCATCGTTCTTGCGCCAGTACACCTCGAACGCAATGGCAGAATCCGGGCGCTCCCACTCGATAGTCATGACGCTGACCGCGCTGCCCTGGTCGACGAAGTGGCCGTTGCTCACGGTGACGTTCACCGGCGGCTTCTGCACGCTCGGCGGGATCACAGTCACTGGCGGGCGCTCGATGCGCGTGCCGTTGTCGATCGCGGCGAACTTGCTGGCGTTATGGCGAACGGCGCTGATGCTGTACTTGATCTCCGAGCCCGAGAAGTCCTCAGAAACGGACATCACGCGGAACAGTTGCGTGGCCAGTGTCGGTGAGTCGATTGCCCACATCGAGTGTTGGGGTGGCAACTCCTCCAGATCCTCAGCCAGGACGACCTGCTGAACCTGGGCCGGAAAGCCGGTCGTATCCATCGTCACCCTGCCGCTGGACCACTTGATGCCACGGGTCGACCACTTTACTGGGTAACCCACGGACTTGATCACCCGCGACACCGCTTTGCCGGTGGGCATGATCACTGTGATGGTGTCGCCGGGATAGGCTTTCACATCGGCATCAAGCACCAGGCTGTCGAGCGTAGAGGAGCGCAGGCGCCCGCCGATCCTCCGGCCGGCCCGGTCGTTGTCAGCGATGCGGATGATCTGTCCAGGGCGAGCCAGGGAGCCGTCCAGGCCCACGGAAAACCCCACGCTTTCGGTTTCCAGGCGGTTGGTCAGCAGAGCCCATTTACCGATGCGCTGAGCCTGGCCCTGGGAGGTGCAGCCGGTGGCAGTGATTTCGGTTTGCTGAATGCCGTAGCGAGTGATGCCGGCCTGGTCGTCGACATACTCCACCTTCTGCCGGTAGAAGTCCGAAGGGTCATTCCAGCTCACCAGGGCCACGGTATAGCGGGTTTTCTTTGCGGATCCGGAATAGCCGAATTTGCCGTCGATCACGTTGGCGTTGGCGTAGGTGTAGACCGGATCTTCTGGAATGTCGGCCACAGCCATTACCGAGCCAGCAGCCCAGTAGGCCATGCCGCGGAAGGTGGTGGCCAGATCTTGCAGGACATCGAGCGCGTTTGAGCGGGTCTGCAGGAACAGGTTGCAGGTAAAGCGCGGCTCGGTCCCGCCCTTGCCATCGGGCACCGGCTGATCGCAGTACTGGCCGATGCGGTACAGCTCCCACCGGTCAACCTGGGCGGCGTTGAGCAGGTGCCCGAGGCCGTACCGGTAGTGCAACAGCAGGTCGTAGAAGATCCAGGCGGGGTTATCGGTCCAGGCCATCTTGAACGAGCCGTCCCACACGCCGCCATAGGTCCGGGTGGTCGGGTCGTAGTTGCTGGGCACTCGAATGATGCGGCCGCGCAGGTCGAAGGATCTTGTCGGAATGGATTGGAACTGCGAGGCGTCGAACTGCAGACCAACAATGGCCGACCCCGGGTAGCGCAGCTTGGCGTCGATCACTTCGGTGATTGCATCGATGCTGGTTTTGTCCGCGATCGCGCCGGATGTGCTGTTCGGCGTCAGGCGCGTAACCCGGATCTGCCAGCCGGTCGTGGCCAGAGGCAGGTCGATCCGGTGCGAGCGTTCGTATTTAGTGGAGGTCTTGCCGCTGAACGCAGACGCCAGGACCTGGACCCAGGCACCACCGTTAGTCGACAGCTCGATCTTGTACTGCACGGTGTAGCCGTTGGTATCGCCGTTGCTGGTGTTCGTCTGCGACAGGCGAGGAACGGACAAGCGCACGCGCACCGCCGACAGCTGCAGATTGGTGATAGCTCGAGTCCAGGGCTGGTCGCTTTTCAGTTCGACACCGATGGCGATTTCGCTTTCGACTGCCGGAAAGCCCGGGATGTGCAGTTGGTCCTGACTGCCGGTTCGAACGTCGAGCGACACGCCGCTGAAGTTGCGGGAACCGTCGGCGTTCGCCAGGGGCGTTTCGTCGAGGTAGACGGAGCGCTCGCCCGCCACCAGGCCATGGATCTCCCCTTCGCTGACAAGGTCAAGCATGCGGGCATAGGCCGTGCTCTGCAGGCTGTCCGGGGCTTCCACGGCTGGCCGCGGCTTCGACTCGCCGCCCTTGTATCCGATAATTTCCTGGCTCATGACTTTCCTTCGGGCAAAAAAATACCCGCACTCGGCGGGCCTGGTGGCGGGTTCTGGTTTACATCTGGTCTTCGGAGTAGATCCCTGCGCTGATCACTGCGCTACCGACGATCATCCGGCCGTAGAGCAGCGGAACCGGGTTGCCCTGGACGCTGGTATTCACAGCACCGTTGAAGCTGTAGCTGGGGCGGTTGTTCGGCCCGTCCTGGGTGCTCAGCCCCTTGGCCTGGGGGCTGAGCATCTGGATCACGCCGCCAAGGGCCATGGATGTTCCGACCGCGCCAACGGCCCCCCATGCGCCGCCTGCCGCAAACCCGCCGAAACCACCCGTCATGACCGTTGCAATCGCGATCATGGCGACGCCGATAATGGTTTGCAGTCCGCCTGCCCGTTTAGAGCCTGCAATCACAGGCACGATCCGAATCACATCTCGGCCGGTTGGCTTTTCCAGATCTTCTTCGGATAGGTTTTCCTTGCCGTTGAATATCGCATAGCGCAACCCTCTGCCGGCACTCTCCCTCATGTGCTGCTCGAAGCCTGCGAACTGTCTGAAGTATCCACGCACATCATTGAATCCGGCGCTGGTGACAACGCTGTGTCGGCGCCCGAACTTCCTGGCCAGAGAGCCGGACAGCAGAACGGTTTGCATTTTTTCTTCAGACATTTTTCCTCCGGACAATAAAAAGCCGCCCTAGGGCGGCCGTTCTACATGCAGCTTCTCACTGCCTCAGTTCTTCGGTTCTTTCGCCAGTCCATCAGACCCGATTGAAAGTAAAGGCTTACCTTGGCGCCCGATGAGTCCTGGATGAAATCAGCGAACTCAACCTGGCCGGCGGACACGACTGTCTTTCCCCCGCCTGGCAGTGGCTGAAGCATAGCGTCGTAGCGCACGCCCGCTAAAGACTGGTTCTGCCATGCAAATAGCACACACTCAGCGGCCTCAGAGGCAGTTTTCCCGCTTTGAAAGGAAGCGGCTGGACTACCAGACCTTCTCTCCTCCATCGAGGCGCAGCTCGCCAGTAGCGCCACTGCCAAACCAGCAACCAGTATTCGCATGAGTTTTGCTCCCTGTTAGACCCGCAGAAGATACCACCGATCAAGCCATCAGGGACCTGTGCCGCCAGTAGCTCACTGTGACTTCGCTCCAGTAGCCGCCATAGGTGTCGCGCTTGCTGTCGCGGCCATAGAGGTGGTGCAGGATGGAGCCGGGCGCCGGGTAATGCTCAGGCTCGCTCTTGAGCACGCCATCGGCCAGGTAGATTGCCGCGTGGTTGGGCACCGGCGAGCGGATCTGCATCAACACCACGTCGCCCTGGCGCAGGTCCCCTACCCGCTCGAAACCGGCCTCGGGCAAGTGCTCCAGGTAGAGGTTGCCGCCCTTGTCCCACCAGCCGTCCTCGCGCTGGTAGTTGCCTAGGTCGATGCCCAGCTCACGCCGGTAGTAGTCGAGGATGATGCTCAGGCAGTCGTGCACGCCATGGACGAAGGCCCGGCCAACCAAGGGCGCCTGATAGCCGTTGGGCGCCAGCTGGGCCCACTGGCCAATACGCGGTTGGCCGGCGTCGTCCGCCAGTACCTGGACAATGTGCCAGGGCAGCCCGGAGGCCTCGCAGGCCACACGGTCCGCCTCGCTGGGCGTGGCCGGATAATCAGGATGGCTATGGATCACCGCCAGCACCTCGCCGCGCTCCTCAGCTGCCGCGTAGTCCGCGGGATCCAGGCGAAAGTGCTCGCTGGGGGTGGCGGCGGTATTGCGACACGGCACATAGACCCGCCGCCGCCCCTCGCGAATCAGCAACCCGCAGCACTCGCGGGGGTATTCGGCCAGGGCGTGGCGCTCGATGGCTGCAAAGTTGGACTTGTTCATGGCTACCTCCGTAGCAGGCCGGCCGCCGGGAACGACCCGAAGGGCAAGGGGTTGTTGGCTCCAAAGCGCAGCTTGCAGCTGGAAAGCCGTCCGCCGCATTTATCCTTCGCCGCGTCGGTGACGATCACATCGTTCTCATCCGCTATAGGTCCGCCGTTGTAGCCGCAGTAAGGCCCGCGATACCCGCCACAACTGAGCCACCAGCAGACGTTGGCGACGATCTGCCGGCGCGGCAGCTGCACGCCGTTGAAGTCCAGGGCGCTGGACAGCTCGAACTGCACCGTTTCGTTGCCCTCCGCGGCCTTGCGCTCGACGTACCAGATATCTGGCGGCAGCTCCTCCTCGGGGTCTGCCCCGGGCTGGCCATCCAAGTACTTGCCCAGCGTCCGGTGGCGGGTCAGCTTCGCGCCGACCAAGTCCTCGAAATACAGCACCAGGGCAGTGATGAAGCCGCCAACGTTGCCCACTGACAGCTTCGGTGTCGGCTGTGCGCCCTGGCCCGTCATCTCGAAGCCTTCGGCCTGGATCGGCCAGGGGGAATACTCGAGCCCCTGCCAGAAGATCGACGACTGCTGGGGGTAACCGTGAAAACGGTAGAGCTCGGCGCCGAGGCTGGTGGCGTCGAGCTCGAAAAGCTCCACCCACGCGCCAGGCTCCAGGGTCTGGATGTCCGCAGAAATTGACATATTTTCACCATAAAAAAGGCCGCTCATAGAGCGGCCGCAAAATAAGAAAACAATCTAGTCTTGCACTAGTTTTTAACCATTGATCCTTTTTCTTTCGCCCGAAAAATTAAAGTCCTGCTCAAAGCGCGCTGCATCGGCCGCTCAAGTGTTACATTTGAAAACCATGACAACAAAAGCACAACAGCCAACACAAGAGTAAAATTCAATAAATAGTTTTCATGTGGACTCGTAAAAGAAACAATACCGCATATAACAAAATAATGAATTAAATACACTGAGTAAGACACCTTCCCAAGCCATACTAAAGGCTTTAAAGAAAGTAGCCTGCCCAAGTAGAATTGATCTCTAACAGCTATATTAAAAATAATTAATAGCTGGAAGACTATCAAAGGGCTTTCCCATGAAACTATATCACCACCAAATAATAGCTTAAATATTTTTGGGAAAGTTAGCGGAACCATCAGCAACAACATAACTCCGATTAAAGATGCAGATTTCGAGGACGACTTAAATAACCCTGCCTGATACAACAGGGCAGACAGCACTCCAAACAGAAAATAATGAGCAGTATGAAAAAACACTAGATCAGTCAAGGGCCCGAGCTGCCAGACCAGTATTGCCAAAATCGAAACAATACAGAAGAATAGCTTTCTGCGGATGACCCCAAACAAACACCATAATCCTACAAACGCTATGTAAAACAGAACCTCTATCTGGATAGTCCAAAAAACGTTTTCACCTCTATCCAATAGAAGAACCTGTCCAAAATAACGATCTATCGAATTTATGCCAGACATGGCTATCTGGCCTGGAAATTTAAGAAAAATCAATATTCCTGGAATGGCTGCTGCCAGCAAAAATAGCGGATATACCCGCGACATTCTTCTAACCGAGTACACCCACAACGAAGACAAATCAAGCCTCTGTCCAATATGCAAGTTGGACACAAGAAATCCCGACAGAATAAAAAAAAAGCATAACCCCAGTCTGGCCACCGCCCCAGCCAAGGAGACCACCGAGCATACCTGTCTCGTTACTGTAATGGCTTACAAAAACAATAAGCGCCGCAATGCCTCTTAGTCCATCTAAAGCAATGACTCGTTGCGTACTCATCCTTAGCCCTAAAGTTATCTAAATATCCACCTCCCGATTCCAGGAAGATCTAAAATTTAACGCACAAGCTCATCATCACAATATTTTTGATTCAATCTCAGAAATTCTAGCCTCTAAACCGGCAGCAAGGAACAGGTTCAGCTCGTCAATCCTGAAGCTATAGCGGTCGCCAGCGGGGATAATGACCGGCTCGTCGCTTTCAACCGGGCTCGTTTGAGTACTTTCATCCCAGGCGTCATAGCAGATGAAGCCATATGCGAAAGGATCCAGGCCGAACGACGAGATCACCTCGATTGCCCGCTGCACTGTCATGCCGATGTGCCCGCGGGCAGCCTCTCCTTTTTCGCTCATAGCAGCGAGCCAACGATAAGCGCCAATCTCCTTTCCCAACGCTTTAGCCGCGTCGATCTCTACTGCTGACAATTTGCGCAGCGGGGTCTTCTCGCGTGCATCTGACGTGCTGATTGTCCCCGTCACCGCCCACAGCGTTCTCGGTCTGATGCCCGCGCCGCCGATGTCGTAGAGATTGTCCCCGCCCGGCTGAAAGTCGCCGCTCCCGCGGACCTGCCATCGCATTGCCGCAGAAGAAGACCCGGTGGTGTAGAACTGAATCGAGCTCGGAACCGCGCTTCCAGATGGGTTGCCATCGACCGAAGAACTAACGGAGGAGGACATGCCATAGTTTCCTGCTCCGTTGTATGCAAGGAACTGGACTGAGCCGAGCAGGTTAGTGTCAATTACTGCTGTCGGCGCGGCTACAGATCCGCGAGAGCGCAGCAAGTTGAGCCGAGGGCAAAAGCCTCCGTTGTCAGTGCCCACAATAAATTCGGACACCATATTCGTGTTCTTTGCAAATGAGATGACGGGCCCGATACCCACCGCTGTATGCGTCTCGCCGCCAGAAATGAGCGTTTCAGTAGTTGAGTTGAGCTCAACCTTAGAGAACCTGGCATTGCTTGACGAGAGAATCGGCCCTGTGACACTCCCGCCCGCAAGGCCCAGTTTGGCATTTAGCTGTCCCTGTAGCTTTGAGAATGCAGAGAGAACGGTGTCTGCAGCGGAGATTACCGTGTTCACGAAACCACCAAGCCCTGTCAGGGAAGCCTTGCCTGGTGTCGCATTATCTGCGGCCGTCTGAGCGGTAGCGGTTCGCCGATCAAGCTCAGCGAAGTTCTCGTTGATGATGATCCCGCCGTCTCGCAGCGTTTCGCCGGTTTCATCGTTCGGTTCTTGTCCAACGTCGATTGGTCTGATGGTCATGGATGGAATGCCTGTTCGAAGGTGGCAGTGAGGATGTAGGCATCACCCCCCATGGCCTTGGGTTGATACTGGGAACACCGATAGAGCATTGGGCCACCCAGCGGGCCAGTCCAATAGAACGGCGTCGCGCCGGCCTGTCGATCGAGGAACGCCATGATCTCTTTGATGCGCGCCTTGCGGCCCGTAAACGTCAGCGACCAAGACTGCGAGCGGTTGTTGATTCCGTCCTTGGCCCGCTGCTCGTATCCGTCGCCGAACTTGGCCGACTTTGTACGAAACTCAATGGTGGCCGCCGGATCGTTGTTCGGCTTCCAGGTGAAGGTTTCGGTAGCCATGAGTACTCCAGGCATGAAAAACCCGCCGAAGCGGGTATGGTTTCTGTGCAATATTCACCCGCGTCCGCGGGCTTTCATGTAACTGGTTCCACCAGGGCGCCAGGAGTCATCGACGGCCTTCTGCGCAGCTGCAAGCATCTGCTTCTGCATGTTCTGCTGCAGCGCCTGCTGATCCAGTTGCATACCATCTGAGCCCCTGTCTTGCACCGTAAGGCTGACCGGTGCGTTCACCTGGATCATTGACCCGCTCCCGCCGCCCTGGACACCTGCTGCGCCGGCAAGCGCCCCAGAAGTCAGCGGCGTGACGCTCCCACCGCTTGCGCCAGTCATGAGGAACGACCGGCCACCTTGGTTGTAAAGCTCTGGGCCGCGCTCGTTCACCTCATACAGGGAGTTAGGCGCCACTGGGCCACCAGAAGCTCTCTGGCCAGCAACCCAGTTCGAGAAACCGGACCCGGTGTACCCAGCCTGAGTAGCTCCGGTAGCACCGCCGCCGAACCAAGAGGACGCCGCAGATGCCGCCATGCCGAACAACGAGCTGAGCGCAGAAGAAGCCGCCTGCCGTGCCGCAATCCGAGCCATGTCGGCAAGGACCGACTTTGTGAAGTCCGCAAACGAAAACTTGCCAGTGGTAGCGAACTGCACGATCGCGTCTTCCATCGAGCCGAAGGCATTGGTGAAAAGACTCTTGGTTTGGCCGGCAACATCCCGTGCTGACTCCAGGTAGTTCTGCCAGGCGGAAGAAGCTCCATTCGTCCAGTCGCCTTGGGCAGCCGACATATCGTCGTAGTTGCTGACCACGGTGTCGTGCAGCTTCTGCTGGGTGGCCTCCAGTGCCTGCAACTTTTGCGTGTACTCGTCGAGGCTCATGCCTCGGGAGCCATCGCCGTACTGGTTGGCCAGGTCCAGCTTCTGCTGGTTGATGCGGTCGTCGATCGCGTTCTGCTGGTTGGTCAGATCCCGCTGGCGATCACCCTGGCCAAGGCCCGCGGCAGCACGCATGCCCTGCTCGCGCAAGGTGTCAACTTGCTGCTGCAGGGCGCTGGTGTAGGTCTTGACCGCCAGCTCCTGCTTCTTCAGTCGGCCTTCTTCATTCTTGGCCAGCACGCTCAGCTCAGTGTCAGCATCCTGCTGCGCCTTGACCATGGCGGCTCGGGCATCGGCGATCTTCTGGTCCAACTGGATGCGCTGGGCGGCAGAGGTGCTGGCCTTACCCTTGGCGGCCTCAAGTGCCGCAATTTCCGCCTCATAGGCCGCTGTGACCTCGTCGCGCTCATTGCCGATCAAGGCCTCACGCTTGAGCAGGTAGTCGGCCTGGGACACCAGCCCAGCCTTCTGCGCTGCGTCCAGTTCCTTCTGGGCGTTTTTGTACTCGGACAGGATGCCGGTGAGGGTGTTTTTCGAGTTATTGAAGGCTGTCAGGTCTACCGCGCCGGCGGCGGTCTTCGTGTCCTTGAACTTGTCGTTGATGTTCGCAATGTTCTTATCAACAACAGCCTTATCCAAGCGTTTGTCGTTGGGATCAGTCTTGCGAATATCATCAAGCTGCTGGCGATACTCTTTCAGGGCCTCGTTGCGTTTCTGCTCATTGGTCCATGCTGACTTGGCAAGGGCATCAACTTTCGCCATGGCTTGCTGAGACGCAAGCTGGGCCTTCGCTTGCTCTTTCTCCCACTTGGCAATGTCTTCCTCAGCAGCTTTCTGGTCCTCCAGCATGTTGAGGCGATTCTGGTAGAAATCGACCATCACTTTCTTATTCTGGAAAGCGCCAATATCTCCAGCTTGCGCCCTGGCCAGATTGCGTCGAGCCTGCTCGATATCGCTACCGATGTCCTGTCGGCCAACGTTCTTCAGGTTATCTGCAGCGCGAGCTACTGCGTTGTAGCCCTTTTCCCAGAAACTCAGGTTTTCCAGGATTCGCGGCGTCCGCTCATTGATTGCATCAGCGTACTGCTCAGTTGCCAGCTTTACGGCCCCAGCATGATCGCCCTGCTCTTCCAGTGCGGCGATCTGCGAGTAAACCGAGGCCGTCAGGTAGTGATACTGCTCGTTCAGCGCTGCAGAGGCCTTCACCGGGTCGTCGGCCAACTTGGAGAACTCGGCGACTGTCTCGCTCACCGCTTTGCCCGTAGCCTCCTGCATTGACACGGCTGCCTGGGTGATGCCTGTGAAGCTCTCGCCGGCAATCTTCCCGTTTTCGGCCAGCATTGCCAGTACCGCGGCCGCTTGCCCGGTTGTGCCCACCGTGGCACTGACCTGGCGCGCCATATCGCCCAACTGCCCGGCACTCACGCCCGCATAGTTTCCGGTAAGGATCAGCGATTTGTTGTAAGCATCCTGCTCTTCGCTGCCCTTGTAATATGCGTAGGCAAGGCCGCCAATAGCCGCCGTGACCATAGCTATCGGTGCAGCCAGCGCCAGAAGACGAGCAGCACCTAACTCCGCCCCTGCGCCAAGTTGAGTGACCGCACGAACCCCACTCCCCCAATCCCCAGACTGCAGGGCGTTGGTGAGCTGCATGACGTTTTCTTGAGCCTGGCGGGTGCCGAGTTTTAGTTTGTCGAATGCAGTTTCTGTTGCAGTCAGACCGGCTCGGTCCTTGCCGATCTTGGCCAGGGCCTCGTTGTAGCGCTCAGCGCTGATCGCTCCGCGCTGAAACGCCTCATTCGCCGCCCTTTCCTGCGCCTCCAGCTTAGCCAGCTTCGCGTTCACCGGGTCAATGCTGTTGACTGTGCGCTTGAGTGCTTCGATCTGCCGGTTCTCGGCATCGATTAAGCGCTGCTTCTGCGCAACCTCCTTGGCTTCGGCTTTCTCGATCTTGTCGAAGGATTTGCCGAGACGCTCCTGATAGGCCTCTTGCTGCTCAATGGTGACCAGACCACCCTTGCGGGCACGCTCAAGCAGTCCCTCTGCCTGGACCAGCTTCTCCATGCTGTCGATGTTGCCGGTCATCGCCCTGTCGAGCTGGCTGATGATGGCGATTTCGCTGGCAGCGCTTGTCCCAGCCTTACGGCTGGCGTCGACCTGGCGTTCTTTCGCGCTGGTGGCCTTGTCGATGCCCTGGGCAGCCTCCGCCTCCGCTTGGCTGATTTTCTTGCCGGTGCTGGCCAGGCCCTCCCCGGCCTTGCCAAGATCATCGACGGCCTTCTCTGCCCCTTCAGCCGCGTCGACCAGTTTATCCAGGTCATCGGCAGCCTTGACCGCCTGAGACGACTCAACCGCAATGCCAAGCGAAGCGAAGGTAGTGCTCATTTGTTGTCTCTCTGTTCAGCCATTACGGCCAGGGCCTCAGCCTCCATCTGCCGGATGTCACTGAAAATGCTTTGCCTGGATCCAGCCGGCACACCACACATTCGGATGACGCTCGGCAGGACGCCGTAGTCCAGACCGGTAGCGCCGCACGCGCCGACCCGCCACTGAGTACCCATCGCTTCGAAGACAAGGAAGGCTGGCCAAACATCCGGCCACACCTCAACGTCCTGGCCGGTCAGATCACCCGCCAGGAAGCCAAAGGTCTTGAGCTCTTCAGTAGATGGCCCCTGCTGATACAGGGCGCGTGCGACGCTTAGGAGTTTCCCAGGCGGGCCTGATTGAAGGCTTCGGAGTACGCCGCCAGCACAGCACTGGGTACCGAGACAATCGAGGAGACCAGGAGGCGGACATTCTGGTCGTTGAACTCTTCCTTGAAATCCCACCCAGCGACAACAGCCTTGACCTGGTCTGCCTGCAGATCGATCTGAGCGGAGGTGAAGGTCACCAGATCCATATCGTCAGCCTTCGCGACCAACGCCTTCTGGCGCTCACCCCACTCGGCATAGAGCTCGGCCAGGCCGGCCCTGTCCAGGTACTTGAATACGAACCCGACCTTCACCGGCTGGCCGCCGAGTTGAGGGATCATCACCTCGGACTTGAAGGTCGGATTCTGGATCAGTGAGAACTTGGCCATGGGTTACACCGAGGTCAGGTAGCGGGTCGGCTCGGACTGCAGCGCCAGACTCACGGTACGGGTCAGCAGGTTGTTGCGGGACACCGCAGGCTGCTTGGAAAACGAGGTATAGGCCCCGTACAACAGCGTGTCATTGCCCGGCAGGTTGAGGCGTGCGGCCTGAACCTTCTTGCCGGCGTCAGCAGACATCAGGACCGAGTTAAAGGGCTGGGCCGGATCATCCGCGATGGTCAGCGTCATGCTCGCCGCCGATTTATCGGTCGGGATCTGCTTGCCCTGGTCATCCTCCAGAAACACCACATCGAGGTAGTTTTGTTCGCCGCCGGAGAACGCCAGGTCGGTGACCTGTGGAATCAGCACCCAGCTGAGGATCTTCTTCATCGAGCCCGCACCGTTGCCGGCCGGAAAAAGTTGCGTGTCGGTGGTGTCGATCCCTTCCAAGGTGATCGCAGTGGCGGTTGCGGCCTTCACACGAACCACCTTGTTATCCAGCTTGCTCCAGCCAGAGGTCAGCAGCACGATATCGCCAACGTCCAGGTCGGCAGCCACCACAGAAGCAACAGCTTCGGCGGCATTGGTGATGGCGGTGAACGCTAGCGGCGGAGCGTAGGTCGCGGCGTGCTGGAAGGTACCGCCGTTAGGAATTTTATAGCCCATTGGGTTTTCCTCTCTTCAGAAATAACAAAACCCGCTCAGTGGCGGGTTCGTTGGGTTGCCCGATGGGCAGAATCAGTTGGTATCAGCTCGGTACTGGAATGACACAGGCACGGTGTAGGTCGTATCCCCCTGAATGCCTGGGCCCTGATCTGGTGGCGTCATGGTGACTACCGTCAGGCCGCCCTTCTCGTTCCGCTCGTACAGCGGAAACAGTGCACTGATCTCATCAGCCAGGCTGCCGGCCGGACCTCGGTACTTGCCAGATGGTGCGACCACGCTGGCCTGAAAAACACCGGTGTACAGCCGGTGATCGCCGCCCAGGGTGTTGCTCGCCGTGTCAGCCGGCAACGTGTAGGCCCGTAGGTAGGTTTCGCCATCCTTCGGCGTGTAGGCCTCGTTCTCAACGACCACTTTCAGTGGTGTCGCTCTGGCTTTCGCCCAGGCGATTACCCTGGCCTCGAAGATCGAGGAAATGATGTTGTGGCTCATACCTGGTTGTTCCTGATGGCTTCATCGACGATCTGCTGGAACCTAGCCAGCGTGATGCGGACCATGCCGCCGGGGGCCTGCTGTGAATGCCCGTATTCAAGCGGCACCGCATAAGGCAGGTTGTTTACGATGTAGGCTGTCTGGCCGGCGGTCAGCGACTGCACCTGGGTGCGCAGAACCGCGATGGTGACATTGCCGGATGGGTCGACCTGATCCAGCGTGCCGTCGGCTGGTGTATCGATCGAGAACTGCCAGTTCCCCCGGAAGCGGCCACCGACATAGTCCTTTCCAGCGACCAGACCGTTCACGTTGAAGTTCTGCTCACGCTCGGTTTTGGTCAGAGGCTTGGCGTACTTCACGCCGCGGCGAAGCTTGCCGGCCTTGGTGAAGTTGCTTTCGTCCAGGTTGATCAGCGTGTTGCGCACCGAGACCTTGAAGTCATAGTCGTCGGCTGCCCGCGTGTTGGCCGCACGGTGCGCCACGTTGGCCGCCCAGATCTCCGGATTGCCCACCGGCGACATGCGAATCACGCTGCTGCCGATCTCGATCACGATCTCGCGAAAGGTAGCGTCAATGCCGGCATGGGCCTGCTCGGCGAACTGGCGGATGTTTTCGGCGAAACTGCCGTTCCTGCCCGCGTACCGGCTCATGACCGCACCTGCAGTTCGTACAGAATCGGCGTACCGGCGGGGTTGACCTCTTTCAGTGGCGGAACGATGGACCAGGTCCGGCCCTGAATGACCACCTTGTTCAGCAGATCTGGCGCCCACTCCAGGCCTTTCGCAGCGACCTTGAGCTTCTTGTCGCCCTGCTTGATGAGGCTGTTGTTCTGGAACTCCAGGCCGGTGAAGTCGAGCAGGATGCCCTGGACGGTTTGCTCGGTGACGGTTTCGGGGCCGGCTGATCCTGTCTCAGGGTCGTACTCGCCGGGCTTGATGTCGCGGATGGTCACGGGTTGGCCGAAGCGCGTAATCAACCGCAACGCGGTTTCAGCCGTGCGGTCATAGAACGCGCTCATGATCATACCCTCACAGCAAAAAGGCCTCGCTTGGCCAGGTAGTCGGCGAACTGGGTTCGGCTCGGTCGATCCGGCGCTGCTGGCAGAAGCCGGCCGCTACTGTTGCTGATCGGGGCATACTCGACATCGACCGCACCCTCCACTCGCTCCCGAATGACCGCCCCCTGACGCTGATCCACCGGATCGATATCGTCCTGATGAATCTCCGCAGCCAGGGCCATCTGGCCGTACTGGATCCGCGCCGGCAGGTAGTTGTTGGGCTTGATCTCCTGGTCCAGCAGCACTTCCCGGCGCGGCCAGGCCAGAGCCTGCTCACTGCTGGACTTGCGGCCCTTCCAGGTCATGCCGTCCATGGCCAACGCAGCTCGGCGAAGCAGCGCTTCCTGCGCTGGCACCTCAGCTGGAATGGTCACACCGAACTTCACGGCGTACAGGGCCAGGTCTTCGGCGGATGCGTAACTTTCGGCGTCGGGTTTGCCGGTGCCATTTTCAACGACGAGGGTCATGAATCAACTCGCTGTAGTGTTATAGATCGGGCGCCGAGCTGCCGACACCTGCATTGTTACGCCTTTGGAAGCTCCGAGACCGCCTTCTCCAGGGACTCTTTCGAGGCATTGGAGCGGTAGGAGACGTTCGCGGCGTCGAGTTTGGCCTTGAGCGCTTCGATCTCAGGATCAGCGTTCGCCGCCTTGAGGGCCTCAACCTGCTTGAGCAGTTCGGCATTCTGCTTCAGCAGGACCGCCCTCTCCTGCTCCAGGCCTGCGACCTTCTCCACTTCGCCGTCGCGCTCCCGCTGGAGGCTGGAGATGCTGGCATTGAACGCTTCCAGCACCTGAAATAGGCGGCAGGCTGTTTCTCCCAAATCGCCCGCTGGGCGCTTCAGATCCATCGCTGCGAACGATTCAGTGATTGCAGCTACAGCCTTCAGGTCTTCGCGAATGCCATTGATCTCTGCGTGATAAGCCTCATCTCGACCGCCGCCGGCGGAGGCCGACCCTTGATCCAGAAGAAGCTCGGAGCGAATGGTAATCTCGGGCACGTTCTTGGCCTCCCCATTCCGGCTCTCGGTCGAGTTGGCATCCACGATGACCAGGCCACTCTCCTTGGCCAGCGCTTTAATGTCTTCCTGGTACTGGTGGAACGGACCAGGCAGATACCAGATGTTGTTCTTGCTCATCATCACATCCTCAGCAGGCCAGGCCATTGGCCCGGCCAACCATCAGGGTTACTTGGAGGCGTCACCGATCAGAGCAACACCAGCGGTGTGCTTGATGCTGGTGGCAGTCTTGTCCCAGTTGGTACCGGTGGCAATCTCGGCATCAGTCGGCGACTTGCCGCCGTTGGTTTGATCCCAGGTGTAACCCTTCAGGCCCAGACCGAAGGAGTAGTCGACCTGAATGGTGGTCTCGATGCGCTCTTTGCCGTTGGAGGTATCGACGTTCGATACCTGATCGCGGTTGTCGTGCACCAGCGCTGCACCGGACACCAGAGACAGGATGATTTCCTTGTTCGGGGTGCCTGCCTGCATCAGCGCCGGTGCGTCGGTGACCACGGTGACCTTGCCCAGGATATCGACGACACGGACGTTGCCGGCGACGAACAGGTTGGTCGAGTTGGCAATGGCCTGGCCGACCAGCTTGTGCCAAGTGGTGCCCTGCATGACCTGAGCGACCAGAGACTGGCTCGCATCGCCGAACTTCGCATGTGCGTTGTTCAGGCCGGCCTGAGTGATACCTGCCGTGGCCGAGACATCATTCACAGCTGCCGATTGCGCGGTAATCGCTGCCACCAACGCCGCGATCGCAGTGTTCAGTTCATCCTTGAGCAGGATCTCGGCGAAAGCACGCGAAGCTACTTCGATGCCCTGAACAGTCGGACGCTGCAGCCAGCTCATCTGGGCAGGTTCATAGCGGATCGGGCCGAAGCCGCCGGCGATTTTGACCGACGAGTTTTTCAGCTCAGTCAGGTCGGTGATCGGCGCTGCGCCGTTGGCGGCGTAGCGATCAACGCGGCGCTGGGCAGCGGCCAGGGTCTGGAAGAAAGACTCTTGGAGGAAGTCGCCGGTGAAGCCTTCCGCCGAGATGATGATCGCGCCATTGCTGGCAGCGTTGAACGCAGCAGTCATCTGATCCAGCGTTTCGAGAGTCGCGGGCATGATGTACTGGTTGAAGACCTGCATTTGAGACAGGGACATGAGCTATTCCTTACGATTGAGGGAGATCTGGGAACTTGTCGGCAATTGCCGCAGTGCGTTCCGTTTTAGTGCCGCCGATATTTCCTTTCGGGGCCCCGCCCCCACCACCTGCACCGCCGGCCCCGCCGCCCGATGCTTTACTACCCGCGATCAGCGGCGCGAACGCCGTGTCGTTTGCGAATTCTGCTTTCAGCTCATCCAGCGTTGCTGCCGAGAGCTTGCCCTGCTGGTCGAGAACGACCACAACAGGCTTCCCGTCGCGCTGCTCGACGCTCAGGCGGCGCTCAATGTGCGGCAACAGGGCTTTGGCGCTGCCTGGGATCGCCAGGGCAGACGCGATATCGGTGGCGGTACGGCCAACGGTCAGATCCCGGATCTGCGCCCCCAGCGTTCCGCGCTCCTGCTCCAGCATGCCGTTCAGCTCAGCCTCGCGGCGGTTGTACTTTTCAGACCAGGACTTTTCGAGCTCCTCGACGTTGCCAGACTTGCGAGCGGCTTCTTCACGCTCGAGCCGGGCCTGCTCCTCGGCGTCCTTGCGAGCCTTCTCAGCGGCTTTTTTCTCGCCGAGCAGCTCATCAACCTTGGCCTTCAGGCCGGATACATCTTCTTGCTGCGGCAGCCCCTCAATGCCGAGTACGAACTTGCCGTCCTTCTCGGTGTAAAGAGCGCGCACGGCTTCATCTACCCCATCCAGGGTATCCAGTTGGAATTTCAGCATTGGTTGTCTCCCAGAGACGTAGAGCAGGCCCTGCCTGCCGATGGAAAAAAAGTTAAAGTCCACACCCAAATTTCAAAGGAACAACGAACGTGGAAAAGAATCCGGTTGACGCTCCAGAAAGCCGCAGAAAGGAAGGTTATTCCGCCGCCGCCATTTCATTGTTGAGTGTCGCAATGACGACTGTCGGAGTGTTGCTGGGCGCGGGGGTGACAGCCTATGCAACCGTCGTTTCTGCTCAAAAAAGCAGAGAAGAAAGCTGCCTTAAGCGAGTCGATGACCGTGAGATGCTGACTCGAAAACGTGCTGAAGTGCTTCTGGGTAGCATGGGGAGCTTTTTGGGTTCCATTGGTCCCTCAGAGGGCGTGCCGCGAGAGCAGGGACGGCTTGTCATGCAGTCAGCGTTCGAATTGACGGCTTACGCCCCCATCGAATTGAACGTAATCGCACTCAAAATCAGCGCATCTACCTACTTGGGACTCAGGGCTCACACCCCAGAGCAGCAGGAGAATGCAATCTTGGCTGCTAGGGAATCATTCAAAGGCTGGAACGAGAACTACATAAAGTTTATGAAGTCCTTCGATAATGAGCGCGCGAAATGCGCGAATCAGTAACGTCACAAACGAGCACGCTCAAACGCCAAAGGCTCCAGCACTTTCATTTGGGCTAAAGTGAGCGGTGCAAAATTGCGATCCAGCTGTAGGTCGGCAAAGCGCTCTACGCTCAGGCCACCCTCGCGGAACAACCTGGCGCGCTTAGGGCCAATGGCCTTGTCCTGAAACGCCGCCGGCTGCTGCTTGAGCCACTCGTAGTAGCTGAGATCAGCCCTTACCTGCTGCGGACCATCCTCGCCAATTGATGCCCGCGTGGCATCCTTGGCAAATAGCGCGCTGAAGCGAGTCACCGCCACCACCGTTGACCGGCAGTTGATGTGGATCGGCGGCCTAGGCCCTTCCGTCAGCTTGAACCGACGCTTATCGAGCGTCCGACACTGGGGCGTGGTCTTCGAGTCCAGCGTGCTGACCCATTCAACCGAATGGACAGCATCGGAGTTCTCTTTCAGCGTCTCCATGCGCGCCTGAGTGGCAACGTGCTGCACTGCCGTCCGCACAATGGCGCCAGCGTTGCGGTTGGTCGTGGCCAGGATGCCGTCGTTGTAGTTGAGCACCTTGGTGCCGCGGATATTCTTGATGATCTGGAAATTGGTCTGGCCTTCGAAGAAGCCCTGCCGGATCGCGCCCGTCAGACGTTGCCGCTCGGTGGCGGTGAAACCATCAATGAACGACTTGAGCAGCTTGCCGCCATCCACGCCGCGCACACTGAGCGGATTGGAAAGGATCGCCGTCCAGATCGCAGCAGCACCTGGAACAGCAGCCTCGAAGGACACACCCACCGGCGCCGCTCGGGTTAGGCTGGTAGCCTCGAACTGCGCCTCATAGTTGGCGATGTCGACCAAGTCCAGGTTCAGCTTCTCGCTGTACCGGTCAAAGATGCCCAGCAGCAGGCTGTCGACCTCCTGTAGCAGTACCTCAAGGCGCCGGGCGCTGTACTCCGTGAGGTCTGTGCGGGCCAGGCGATCACGGATCGACCTGTCTATCTCCTTGAGAAAGGTCCCGAACTTCTCGACCTCTCCCGACTTCAATTGCTCGAGGAAGACAGCGTGCCGGATAGTGGCATCAAGGATCGCTTGGTTTGCCGCCATCGCCAGCCCCTCCGGTCAAGTCATCCAGTTGCGGGCCCGCCTCAGCGGTCTGCAGCTCATCGCGGATCTCGTCGTCGGTCTTCTCCGGATCGATGACGCCGCGGTCGCGCAAGTACTGCCAGAAGTCAGCCTCAGGCAGCCGACCACCCTGCACAGCGTTGAACAACGCAGAGAGGATCGCAGGGTCAAGGCTGATCTGCGTGAAGTCCTGGTTCAGCTTGTAGAGCGATTCGCCGGCAACGTTCAGGAACTCGCCCATCCATTCCAGGCACTGCGAATAGGCCTCACTGACGTTGCTCACGATCAAGGACAACACACTGTGCTCGGCGGCACTGTCGTTGTCGGCCTGGGTGGCGGTCTTCACTGCGCTGCCGCGTTCGATTAGCCTGGCGCCAAGAGCGATCAGCTGATCCTCCTTGGTGTCCATGGCTTCCTTGATCATGGTGTTGGCCTGGGCCTGGAGAATGCCGGCGGTCCCGTTCTGGGGCAGCGGCAGAATGGCCCGTGAACCGAAGTAGATCCCCTTCTCCTCCAGCATCTTCACCCACTGCTCATCAAGGCCGGCCATGTACACCTGGGGCTGGCCCATCAAGTAAGCCGCGTCCTCGTAGTCAGCGCTATTGCGGTAGTGCGCGATGTTGATCTCGGCCATGTCGTAAAGTGGCGAATCGTCGATGCTCGCGTCGTTGTTCTCGCTTCCCAAGAATTGGAATGGGATCACCCTCCACCGCAGACCTGCGCCGTTCAGCGGGGTGAAAGGTGCTGTGACCATAGAGGTCTGACCCGAACCCTCTTCCCACACCTCCTGGGTGTAGTTTCCATCTGCACCCAGGCGCAGCACGCGATACTGGGTTACCTGCTTGCTACCGAAGCCATCATCAGTGTCGACATCGACCTTCTCCTCCAACACCACCAGGCTCAGGAGGTGCTGGCCGCCGACCTTGCGAGTCTTCCAGTTCTTGATCGCTTCCGCTGGGTAGCTGCTGATCGTCGATCGGACCCGGCCAGACGCCATATCGGCAACACTCACCGCCTGCCCATCAACTTGCGGGTAGTCCACCAGCAGCCCGTGACGCCCCACCTCAAGCAGATGCCCAATCACTGACTGGGACTGCTGATAGATGCTCACCCCCTGCCCGTCGACATCCTTGGCCACGTAGTCGAGCGCGCCCGGAACGGTCAGCGTCGGCCAAGTACGGAATACGGCGCCCACCAGGCTGTGCTTGGTTCGGCCGGTGGCGTTGTAGAACACGGCCCGCTGCTTATAGCCAACGTAGCGCTCCTGGTTCTCCTTGCTCATATCGTGAGCATTGGGCCGCGGCAGATATCGCTCGCCGGCGGCCTTAATAGTTTCTGAGCCCTTGCAGACGTCACGCACCAAGCGCCAGCGGTTTCGCGCCGCGTCGTACTCGGGGCGGGTGAAAGTGACGTCTGTCATCGGGCGAATCCCATATTAAGCGAGGTGACCGGTTTCACGATCGGGAACTCTTTGTGGATGAAGTACCCGCCGGCATCGTTGGCGTGGTCGTTTCCTTGTGACTTGTCGGGCTCGCCATTGGCCGCCCACACCTGCTGCTCCAGGCCGTCGGCGTAGGTCGGGCAGGTAAACGGATTCACCAGGTAGCGCCGCTCGTCCTGGGCATTGCAGAACATGGCGTTCATGGCGTTGATCCGGTCCTTTACTGGCGGGTTGGCCGCCGGCGCGATGACCGAGAATCCGGCCTGTTTGAGCATGGCGATGTCAGTCATGCTGGCGTTGACCGACTTGCGCGAGTCGCCCGAGGCGTCAGGGTAGATCCTGATCTCGCACGTCTTCTTGAAGTCATTGCCGTCGTGCTGCCAGTAGCGCTCCTTGATGCGGCGGATCATGTCCGGCGTGTCGTAACCATCGATCAACTCATCGACCGCCCTGGGCAGCCCCTGATCGCGTTTGACGTGGGTGATCGCCGCCATCTTGCCGACGTTGAAGTCCATCCCGATAAACAGCGGCTCGCCAGCCTGCACTGTGTCGAAGCACTGGTTCAGCTTGCGGTCGTAGGCGTGGTAGATCGATCCAGAAGTCAGATTGACGAACTGACCGTTCAGGTAGGCCCTGATCAGTTGCTCGGGGTACGACTCCATCAGCGACGGGATGTAGTCGTCGGGCAGGTTCAGCTCGTTGTCGAAGGTGCTGGCCTGAACCAGGCCATACATCTCGTTGAGCGCCGGCTTGTCGCGCAATTGTTTCACGAACTGCTGGAAGACGAACTTGAAGCCCTCGGGCGTCGTGGTGACGTCTACCCCGTTCTTCAAGCCCAGCAGGTTGTAGCGCATCCGGGCAATGATCTTGCGCCAGGCCTGCTGTGCCTTGATCGACGTCAGCACATCCAGTTCATCCACCAGGGCGTGGCCGATCTTGAAGCCGACGATGGTCTGGGGCTTCTCCATAGACCGGCAGATCACAGTGCCGCGACATTGCCGGCCGCTGTAGATGTGAACCTCATGGTTCGCCTGGTTGATCTTGGTCTTCAGTCCCCAGTCATAGGCCACTTCATCCATGGTCGGATAGAAGATGTCCCGGATCTGCGGATAGGTTGGCGCGAAGTAGCCAGCGTTGACGCCGGGCCACTCCATGAAGTGCTTGCTCAGCGCGGAACACCCTACCCAGGTCTTCCCGGATCCAAAACCAGCAACGAAAGCACGGAACTTGTGGGGCAGCGTGAGGAACTGAGCCTGGGGAATGTTAAGGCTCGGCATTCGGCTTCCTCGCGTCCACCACATCGACCTGGATGCGGCTCGGGATCAGCGGCTCGTCGTCCGGCTCTTCCTTACGGGCGCGGTTGACGTACATATCCCCGCACTCCTTGGCGGCCTGCTCGTAAAGCTGGGCGGTCAGGGCCAGGTTGCGCATGTTCTCGGCCTTCTCGGCCATCCTGGCTAGGCCGCGGAGACGAAACGCGCGGTTGGCGATCGGGATATCAGCCGTGTCCTCTCGAAAGCGCTTGCGGGTATCTTCGAAGACTGTCCGCCACTTCACTCCAAGATCACGCCCTGCGTACTTCGTGGGGTCGTACAACTCACACTGCTGACGGGTTACATCAAGCCCGAAGGTTTCCTTGACCGCCTGCACTACCTGCGTGGGCGTATCAAAGCAGGCCAACGCCTGCACAATGAAGCGCTTCACCTCATCTTTCAGGGCTGCCATATGGGTTTATTCCGTCAAGGTCCTGTCAAGGATCAGGCCGACTTGAGCAGACAGGTTCCGCAGGCCCTCGATATGTTCAATTTCCCCACCTCAGCAGGATTGTTTGCAGCGTCTACCAGGGCCTGAACGTCTGGGCTCGCACCGTAGCGACGGACCACACCGACGAACTCTTCGATGTCATGGCCGCGTAGCTTCAGCTTGGGCGCGCCTTCCTGGGTGAAAGCTGGCTGGCCGTACTTATCGGTCGCCTGGGCAATGTGATAGAGCTCGTGTTCGATCAGGGCGCAGAACTCAGCGTCGGAGCACTGGGCACAGTAGTCAGCAGCCAGAGTGATGATGAAGGCCGGCACATCACCGAACCAATCACGCATCTGTTGCTCCATCCGGGCCTTCTGCCATCCACCGGCGCGAAACGCTACCTGCTCGGCCTGGCCTAGGACTATGCGCCCCTGCTTCTCGAAGCTCGACGACGCCACATGACCTGGATGTCTGCATCCAGTAGGTGGGCATGGTCTTCGTTGTGGATGCTGCCGGTGTCGGCAAGGATCTCGGCTTGGAGCCAGTCCCGCACTTCAGGTGCTGGGGTCAGACGGATGCCAAAGTGGGATAGATCTGACAGCTCAAGCAGGGACGCTGGAGGGTATGGCCTGTCCATGTGTCGCCTTGATCTTGAAATAGAGGCACATTGCCGGTATTGGTACTGCTCTAATACTCACGGAGCAGAGATATGAAGTTCAAAGCGAAGGTCTATTTCAATCACCAGAAGTTTCGAGCACTTGCCATTCCGACGGATAAGACGCTCGATGACTTGCCTGACACCGCCAAGAAATGGATTGGGCCGAAAGTAACGGAGCAAACCCGGGAGTTTGATACCTCGGAGCAGTTGATCGGTTTCAACCCTCAGACTGTTTGGGATGACTTCCAGACCAAAGGATTCTCCGGTTTCGAGGTTTCAGCAAAGGTCGAAGTATTCGGCTAAGCATCTGTCCGAACTTCAATACTGCTAGCGTCGCGACAC